TTAATACCTGACAATGTATTATCAATGTCTTCTTCTGTAAGCGGTAAGGGCGTACCATCTGACAAACCTTCAAGGTGTTTGTAGATGTCAGGCACTACATTATTAAGACTCATTGGGCATATCCTTTATAATAGTTTTAATTTTATTTAAAGAGAGTTTGAACCATTCTCCTCTGTTGTCGCATCCTGTTGCTGTAAGTTTATCATGTACTAATTTTTCTGTCTTTTTTCTATCGGCAAAAAACTCAGAGTACTCTAATTTAAAATCACGTAAAGGACTAGATGTTTGATAAGTTCTACACCTATCCTCTGCATCTACAGCCATGCCAACCTTGTACCAACCTTTCCATGCAGGGTTAGATACTACATAGATGTGGCCTCGTTTTACTTTATCGTACTTATTATAGACTGCCTGACCTATAGAGGCGGCTAGTCTTTTAAGTTTATTTTTTCTATTCTTAATTGTATCACAAGCGTTGCAAATATAGTTACACTTTTTAAGATTAGAAGCGTAAAAGTTTTCTTCTGTTAAGGGAACATTGCAATGATTACAGGTTTTATTGTCTTTCATAATAGTCTATAGCCTCTATTATTTTGTAATCATTATCGTCTTTAAAAGTTCCAAGCTTCAAAGGGACTACTTCTCTGTCTCCAAGGTGCATTGATATTCGTCCTGAGACTAAGTATAGACACTCTACTAAAACAATTTCATTGTGTTGTATTGCTCGTATAGCAACCATAGGTGATTTTCCTTTAGGTAGCCTGAAAAGTCCACCAGTAGAAGTATTATACCTAAGATGAACATAGTTTTTAAGTTCTATTAATCTTGGTTCAGTGTGTTTCACTCCAGTTCTCCCCGACTTTATAGTCTCCATCTAATGGACAGTTAAGTTTAAGAATACACCCTGCTTCTTTAATAGCCCGTACTCCTGCTTCGCCTACTGCTTCGGCATGATCAGCGTGACACTCAATCTGCCATTCATCGTGTACATTAGCTACAAACTTAGCATCATATCCTAATTTATTTATCTTATCATTAAGTATTATTAAAGCTTGTTTCATTGCTATAGCTCCATCTCCTTGGAGTAAAGTGTTTAATGCTGAATGCTCAGAGCGTACAGTAAGTCTACGGCCATCTAATGCTTTGACGAATCCGCTTTTAGCTTCTCGCTGTACTCTTGACGTAAGAGATTTAAATGATGGGAGACCAGCAAAGAAGCGTTGTCTAAGTCCTTTACCGCTTTCTCTGCCTCGGCCAACCACTGACCCAAGCTTTGCATCTCCTGCTCCGTAGAGCAGTGCATAGATGAAAGTTTTAGCCTGATTTCTTGATTCAAGTCCCGCAAGTCTTTGATTAGCTGTGTGTATGTCGCCGTTGAGTATTTCATTTGTATATCCTTTATCGTTCATGTGATGTGCTAGCATTCTAAGTTCTAAACCAGAGGCATCAATACCTACTAGCTTGTGATCTTTTGGCACAGTCCAACAACTTCGGCACTCTTTACCGTAAGGTGCAGTAGAGCTTGGTATCTGTGCTGTGTTGGGGTGAGAGTGTGTCATTCTAGAAGTTACTGCTCCATTAGGATTAACATAACCATGAATCCTACCATCGTCTTTAACTTCTTTCATCCAAGAGTTTACTTGTGCTAGTCTCTTTTGTAACATTAGATACCTAGCAATCATAGCGGCTTGTGGAATATTCTTAACCCTGCTAAGAGTACTTTCATCAACAATTGGTTGGCCTGTAGGTGTCATCTTTTTAGGCTTCCATCCAAAAGCTATTAAGTATTCTCCAATTTGTTTACGTGAACCTAAGTTAAATTCTGTATAAGTTTTACGAATAACTGGATCATTGAACATTTCTATTTCAGCATACTCAGCATCAGTAAGCCTAACGCCATTACCATCTTGATCTACTGCTGTCTTAGCTATAGTTCCTGCTTTTGTATACTTAGGTTTTAAAACTTGAGTATGTACAGTTGGCTTAAATTCTTCTCTGACTTCAGCTTCTACATTACCTAAAGAATCACTAAGCTCTGCTATCAGTGACATACATGATCTCTGATTAATTAAAAAACCATTTACTCTTTGTTGATGTATAATTTTAGCAACTGAATGTTCGAGTCTTACGGACATTGGGCTAAACCCTTTAGACTCTAACCGCAGATGGTTATAAACTAAAACATTTAAACGAACATCATTAAGACAATACTCTAGCATCTCAGGAGTGTAGTGATCCCACGCGCTTTCTTCTTGCCCGTAGTCTCCTTTGCGAAAGTTAAGTCGATAACCCCAACTTTCTAAACCGTGTCCTCCTTCTCTAGTAGGATTAAACAAACGAGAAAGAACTAAAGTATCTACAAGTTTAATATTATATAGATCAACTCCTGCAATATCAAGCACTACAGGTAAGTCATAACCAATAATATTATGTCCAATAAGCTTGTCAGCTTTTGCTAAGAACTCATAGCCTTCTTTTAACTGTGTATTGTCGAAACAATATTCTACATTAGTATCTACATCAATAGCTACAATACAAAATATTTCGGTAGGCGTTAAGCCATTAGCTTCTATATCAAATACTAAATTCATAAGACTTCTCCACAATCATATTCATCAACTTCATTAAGTCTACCTGTTTGGCTATCGTATTTCAAGTAGCCTGCTATCCCTGTCTCGCCACTAAAACGATTCTTTAAGATACGGACAATAGTCATATTGCGTTCTTCAGGATCATCTGCTTGACGATTACCTTCAAGTGCTATTGCAATATTACTAAGCTGAGCAATCGCATTAGAGCCTCTTAAATCTCCTAGTCGTACACGACCACCCTCTTCGTGCGAATCTCTACTACCGCTTGCTTTACTTAGGTGACTGATAGCTATAAGACTTACGCCTGTTTCTTCTACTACCGCTCTCAAGCTGTGCATCACAGCATCAATAGCTTTACGTTCATCGCTACCAACGCCCATCGCCATCCCTACAAGTATGCTGATATGGTCTAAAACAATTACACCACAGTCTTCTGCCTTGGCTAGATATTTTATTTTATTTAAAACACTATCCATATCAAACTTGCCGACATGTTTAAGGAATAAAAATCTACCGCCGCTTAGTATATCTTCAAAAGCTTTTTGTTTTTCTTCCTGAGAAATACTATTTGCAAGCTTTGGTTTGCGATAAATATTGTTTGGGTCTTTTAAGATATGCTTCATCATCTGTTCTTTAGTAGGAAGATGTAGTAGTTTGTTAGCAGACAGCGACATCAAACCAAGGGCGGCTGTAGCTACACTTTCCTCAAGAGAAAGGACTCCAATCTTTTCATTGGTATGCTTGAATATTTCTTCTTGAAGTTGTTTAACTACTGTCGATTTACCGACACCTGTTCCTGCTGTAAGAGTTATAAGCTCAGCCTTACGCATACCATACAGCATAAGATTCAAACAGTCCCACGGATAACTACAGAAAGGCATTTCTAAATCAGCCATAACTTCATTGCGGAGTTGACTGCTCAGTACAATACCATCAGGAACAAATCTTTCTGCTTGCCACCAGACTTTTATAAATAATGATTGTTGATTAGCTTTTAAATAATCGCAAGCATCTTTATAACTATCTTGGTGTTTAACTATCATTGTCTTGCCGCCAAACAACTCAGCAACTTCTAATGCAGACTTAATTCCTACATCATCGTTATCAAAACATACAACTATATTTTCATAACTGTCTATCCACTCATAGGATTCTTTACAATCTTTAAGTGCAGACGATCCTGATTTAACAGATACTACAGGATACTTGCTACCCTGCATTTGATAGGCGGCCATTGCATCTAACTCTCCTTCAACGATAGTAAGATACTTGCCTCCTTTGGAGAAAAGATTTTGTCCGAACAGATCACCTTTCTTGCCATCACCTACCCAAGCAAAGTCTTTGTTCTCTGTCTTTCTAATCTTGGTTCCAGACAACTCAGTCCCCTCATAATAAGGATAGTAGTGTCTAACTATAGAACCGTTGCCTGCTTTAGAAACTTGAACACCATATTTCTTAGCAGTTTCTTTTGATATTCCTCTATCAGCAATAGCGTCATAACATTTAGATTGGCTAAAGCTTTCTGATTTATGTTGATACTTTTGTATATCCTTTACAGTATCGGGTTGTACTTCCGATGTATCATATTGTTTAAAATAATGGCGGCAACTAAAACAAAACCCCGCTCCATCTTCATCGACAGAAACGGGGTCAGAGCCACCACATACATTACAAGGTAAACGGTGTTTCACAAAGGGCATAACTATTCCTCAGTTGTATTTCCTTCTTCAGTTATAATAGCATCATCTACTAAATGCTCGTCCATACTACTTGTCAAAGTCATAATAGATGCACGGGCCAGTGTAACATTTAACTCAGCCTCTCGCAATTTACCTTGTGCATTTACCAGTACTCCGAACACTGACTGACCTTCAGGGGACAGTTGTCCCACATCGTAAGTCACATCATCTTTTATGTAAGTATACTGCGGTGCGTCACTCATAATTCATCCTCTATGTTGTCGTCTTCTACATCAAATTCAGACCCATCAGGTGAGCCTACTTCTACTAAGTCAAGTACTTGCATAGCTTGAAAATCTAATCCTCTAAAGTCTTGACCTTTCCAATTAGATTCCCATTCTTTGTATTGTATCTTGACTAATGATCCATTACCGACTCTCTCGTCCATAGGATTTTTAAACCTATCAAAGAGTTTAGGAGCAGAACGTACCATTCCATTTGGCCCGTTGACTTTACGTTTAATAACTACCGCAGAGCCTTCGTCCATTTCTTTAACTGTGAAACCTCTTGATTTAAAATCATTTGCAGTATCATCATCTACTACTAGGTTCACTGTATACACTGGTTCATAATTAGTATTAGGGGTTGTTACACTTGCCCAATACGCTGTGCCTTGTACTATAGCC